TGAACGCTCTAGTTTTTTCCATATAGCACATAGGGGTAATGAAAATAAAAAAGGAGTTCAAAGCAAATGACAAAACCAGGGCGAAGAATACAACCGACTGCATTAAAAGTATTAAAGAGTGGTCCTTACGATAAGAAAATAAATACCAATGAAGTAAAGCCTGAACCCACGATGCCTGATATGCCTGACTGGCTACCTGATGAAGCTAAAGCAGAATGGGAAAGAACCGCTCCTGTGTTGAACAAGCTAGGACTGTTGACCGTTATTGATGGTCCCGCATTTGCTGGATATTGTCAAGCATACGCAATGTGGAGAGAAGCATCAGAGGGCATACAAGCCAAAGGCAGCATGACATTCACAACACCCAACGGATACCAGCAGCAGATACCCGAAGTCGGTATTTTAAACACTTCACTCGGGCTGATGTTAAGATATATGGCTAACTTTGGAATGACACCATCTGATCGTGTGGGTATAAATGTCGATACAGATGAGAAAAAAGCAAGTGGAATAAAAGAACTGCTGAGTAAATAATGACTAATGATGAGCTTAAAATACTATCAGAACAGAAAGCACAGGAAGCGGTTGACTTCTTTAGTTTTTTAAAGCACACAAAAGGCATATGGCATGGGGTAAAGTTCGACTTGTATCCTTGGCAAGATGAAATAATCCGAGAAACATTTGGAACATTAAAGCCTAATGGTTATCGAAGATACAATACAGTGTACCTTGAAATTCCAAAAAAGCAGGGGAAAAGTGAGCTTGGTGCTGGAGTAGCATTAAAGCTCTTTTGTGCTGATGATGAATGGGCTGCTCAAGTATATGGATGTGGTACTGACAGAGCGCAAGCCTCACTAATATTCGATGTGTCGGTTGATATGGTTGACCAAAACGCAGAGCTGAGAAAACTCGTTAAACCTATTATGTCAAAGAAGAGAATGATATACACACCAAACAATAGTTTCTATCAGGTTGTTTCGGCAGAAGCGTTTAGTAAGCATGGGATAGATGCTTCTGGAGTTATTTTTGATGAGCTACACGCACAGCCAAACAGAGATTTATGGGATGTAATGACCAACGGTTCGGGTGATGCTCGTATGCAACAGCTCATATTTGTAATGACCACAGCAGGTGATGACCCCGATGAAACCTCAATCGGTTGGGAAATTCACGAACAGGCAAAAGGTATTTTAAACGGAACGTTGACCATTCCCAATATGTATGCAAAAATATACTCAGTAGATGAAAAGGCTAATTGGGAAGATGAAGAGAGCTGGAAGAAAGCGAACCCAAGCATAGGTCACCATTTGCGAATTGACACGTTTAGAGATGCGTTTGTCAAAGCAAAAATAAACCCGGCAGATGAGCGAAAGTTCAGGCAACTGAGATTGAATCAATGGCCTAAAGATAAGACATCAAAGTGGGTAAGTATAAATATTTGGAACAGCAACACAGGAGCGGTTCTTGCAGATAGATTAAAAGGCAGAAGATGCGTAGGTGGGCTTGACCTATCAAGTAAGCTCGATATGACGGCACTGGCACTTGCCTTTGAACCAGTTGAAGATGACACATGGGATGTACTGATGTATTACTGGATTCCTAAAGATGGGTTGAACGAAAAAGAGAACCGGGATAAAGTACCATATCGTGAGTGGGTGAAAGATGGATTGATTGAAGCCACACCTGGAAATGTAATTGATTACAGGTACATCCATAAAAGGATAGCAGAGGTCAAGGATGAGTTTGATATATATGCACTAGGCTTTGACCCTTGGAACGCACAACAGACGGCAACCGAGATGACAGACATGGGTATAAATTGTTTGGAAGTCAGGCAGGGATATAAAACCATGTCGCCTGCAATGAAAGAACTTGAGAAACTGATCGTGTCAAAAAATCTAAGACATGGCAACAACCCCGTACTCAGATGGAACTTTTCAAATGTCGAGGTCAAGTCAGATGAGAACGGCAACATAAGACCAACAAAAGGCAAAGGCAAGAAGAGCCAAAAGATAGATGGGATAGTTGCATTGATTAATGCAATATCAGTTAAGGATGCAGAAACAGAAGAAAGCATATACGAATCCAGAGGAATGAGAAAATTATAAGGAGTCTAACATGAAAGGTTCAATACCATACACACCCGTTGTCGGGGCTAGGATTTCGGCAACTTCCACCAATAGCCAAGAGGCACTAACGGCAGGTTACTATGTGATTACAAACATTGGTTCAGATGTTGCCTACTATGCAACTGATGGAAATGATGCAACCACATCTGACATGCCAATATTGCCATACAGTCAGGTCGGTAGAATATATATCAACAACTTGGCGATTGATGTTATTTGTGCTGCAACTGAAAGTACCACAATAATTGTCAATGAAATAACTGGTGCGTTTATACCAGGGAGCTAAATAATGAATGAATTTTTAGGAACATTATATCCTTTTAATGTCCTTGGGAAACAATCAGCTGAGTCTGCATTTCCCTTGGGTGACTTAATTTACAAGTCAGGCACATTTGACGGCACGAAATACCCATCGCTCGGCTCATCTAATGGCAACCTAAACGCAATCGAGGGTGCTTGTCTTACACCAAATGGAACAGATAATAAAATTGAATTAACTGACGCAGATGTGGCAAATATCGACAATGTGAAAGCATATGTCCTTGACGGCACATGGCAGGTCAAAACAGCTGACACAGATTTATATTCAATAAGTGGCACGACTTTAACACTATTTTATGATAGTAGTTGGTATGCAAGTCAGATTATATATTTCAAAGCATACGATAGTTCAGATGTTTTATTATTTGATTTTGAATTTACTATGGCAAAAGGGGATAAGGCATACGACCTTATAAATAAAGTACCTTTAAGGGTTCAAGGTACAGGAAGTGATACAACTTTTTGGGATACTAACACACAAGATGTGGCATTCAAGAATATCGTAAACGGATTTGACAGATGGCAGAACGTATCAGATAGCGAATATCTATACTTGCCGTTGACTGATGATGGCGAACATCTTGTACCACCTACCGAATTTATAACTAACAGAGAAGAAAACACCGAATATCCATTTACACCGACAGAAGTAAAAGACGGTGATGTTACCTTGTTTGATGCTAAAGGGTTGTTGTTTTATCAAGGCATTGAACATGGCGATTTTGATGCTACAACAGGATGGACACCGATAAATGGTAATGGTGCGGTTTCATCAAATGTTTATTCATTGACAGGTAATGGCGGAAATGCTTTTGCACAGGTAAATTCAGATAGTCTTATTCCTTGCGTAGAGGATGACGTAATAACTATAAGGGTTAGGGCAAGAGCAATAAATGCGGTATGTGAACACATTACAATATATCTTGATGGCTCGACAGGTGGAACGGCAAAAGTTATTGTAGTTCAAGAGGATCCAATTGAAAATCAATGGTATGAATTTATTGAAACCCAAACCGTAGGTGCTGATTTTACAGGAACAGTACAGCTTAAAATCAGACAGACTTATGCAGATGCAGGAACAGCAAACGGTAAGGTTATGGAAGTAGACGGTAACGGTGCAGGGGTACAAGTAATCAACCTAACCACAGCCTTTGGAGCAGGAAACGAACCAACCGCTGACGAAGTTGCATCATGGACACCTGATTATTTTGAAGGCTTTGCAAGTGTTGGCACACAGACTATAACAAGTCAAAATTTAGCTGAAACAGAAACTAATACCCTAGACCTACCTATTATTGGTGCATCACTTCCAAATGGAGTAGCAGATAGAATATACCAAAAAGCAGATTTAGGATTTTGGCATGAGCAGAATATTGTTGATGAGTACACACTTCAAAGTGGCGATATGGACAATTATGACAATACAACATATACAAATGTGGATATTGTTAGAATACCTAAAAAGGCAGATTATAAATATGTAGCGACTGCAATTGGTATTATTGGTTCTTCAATATTTGAAGGCTATCCTGAAATGGCTTTTGTTGATAGTACAGATAACGAAAATACTTTTGCTACTAATATATCTTCTGCGAACTGGTATATTGTAGTTTCGGCAGGATTATATGCAGATATAGCGGCGGCTAGGGCGGCACTTGCAGGAATAAAAATATACTACGAATTAGCAACCGCAGTAACAACAGAACTATCTGCTCTAACAGACCAGTTAGAAACATACGAAGATGGAACTATATTTGTAACACCTGACACTATTGCATCAAAGGCGATTACATTTGATTATCAGGCAGGACTTTATACATACATTTCAGAGCATTTACAAGACGGTAAGCGACTACTCCCATTTGAAGGGCGTTTCCAATTCTCCGAAAGTGGCACAGACATAAAAGATGCTGACAATGACCACAGTTATTTATATTCTGAAAATGATAGTGCTTACGCTAAGTTGGATTATGCAGAGTTCTTTGGTAAAGAGGGATTTAATAACTTATTTGTGAATCCAAGATATTCTGACGGCAGTTATGGGTGGAACGCTTTTCGTGGTGATATTTCAAGTTCTAATAATATTGCAAAAGTAATAGGAGATGGTAGTGCTACGTATATGAGAGTTAGACAGGTATCTTTTAGCACCATAGACACTCATAAGTATTATATTGAATGTAAATCAAAAATATCTGATGATGTATGTGCAACTTTGGAGGCTGTTTTATACGATGGTTCTTCCGAACTTGTGGTGGAAGCTCAGTCTTCTCCGACAAATGCGACTTGGTATGTGTTATCAGGTGCTGTAACCGCTACTGGAACTACAGCAAGTGGGTATATTTGGGTTGTGGCTAAATACGCAAGTACCGTTATCCAAAACGGAAAAACAGTTGAGATTGATGGAGTATACGGAGCTTATGCTTACGACCTAACAGCACTTGTAGCATCAGGCGATTTACCGTCAGACTTTTTCACAACGTATGATAGTGATGCAAAACTCAAAACATACTGCGACAGCACAGCAGGTAAGAAAGCAATAAGTGGTTATAACATATTCAACAGAGATGATACAGATAAAGACAGAGTAATGGTTTATTCCGAAGGACAATACAAAAATAAACTAGAGAAGATACTAGACTACACAGGACAATAGTGCCGAAGTTGCCGAAGAGTGCCGAAGGACAATACAAAAATAAGTTAGAGAAAATTTTAGACTATACAGGACAATAAAGGAGGGTAAAATGGAAAAGAAAAATTATGAAAAGTGGGAAGAAAAAAAGAAACAGAAGCGTACAAAGTGGATTAACGACAACCTTGACCCAGATTACGCAAAGCAAGTTTTAGAAAGAAATGATATTGATGAAGCTGAAAGAGAAAGAATTGATAAGGACTTTTTGCGGTACGCATATTCGTTTACGGGAAGAATACAAAATAAATATAATGAAATGTCAGCAAAAGTAAATGAACAACTTCTCCGCAGAATATTCTTATTGATTGATGAAAACATTACAACCGACACAGGTGAAAGCGAATTGCTAAGAATACTAAAGAAATACAATATAACAATGAACATAGAAAGCATAGAAGAACAAGGAAATAAAAGACAGCTATACAGAATATATAAAGACAATAAGTTGGCTGATTATTTTACAGTACAAATGAAATACGGTATGGCAGTTTAAGGAGCATTAACATGAGAAACATGATATTTGAAAATCTTGATACGGCTGATATTAAATATCTAATCGGCAAAGGGAGAAAGTGCAAGGAGTTTTATGGGTGTTTTGCAACCGCAAAGAAAACCGCAAAAGTTCCCGAACAACTTCCATTTGCTTATAAGATTGAAAAAGGCGAAGAAGTATTAATGGGATATGATGAATATTTCAACACGAAAGTTGGAACGCTTTGCTACGGTCAAGTTCGCTCTGCATCGGTAATTGACGGTGTAGACCCAAATACATTTAGATACCCTAATGAAACACAGCTGAAAGTATTGATTGAATATTTCGGAGCAGAGAATATCAGGGCAGAACAGGTATTTATTGACGCACAGGCAAAAGTAATTGACAAGGAAGTGAGTTTAAATGAAGTTACTCGATAGGCTAAAAATTGCAATGCCTAAAAACGGCATAGGCGAATACATAGCAGAATTTCTAAGAGGTGATGACACCGCTGGAGAAGCCACAAACTATGTTGACAAAAATTATAGTGCGGTTTGGGCTTGTATAAAAGTCATATCAGAAACACTTGCTTCATTGCCATTGATTGTATATAAGCGTGATGGCAAAACCAAAACAAGAGAAGATAAACTTCCAATAGCTGATGTATTACATTATTCAGCGAACCCCTACATGGTAGCTTATAATTTCAAAGAAGCCATGATGATGAGTATATTGCAAGATGGCAATGCTTATGCACATAAACTGAAAAACAAACAGGGCGAAGTTGTCGGACTGCAACCGATTAAGTGGAAAGATGTAACGGTTGAGCTGACTGTAAATAATGAACCAGTTTATAAAATCAAAAAGGGAACAGTTGAAACACAATACACAAGAGAAGATATCTTCCATATTGTAGGATTGTCTGAAAACGGTTATGTCGGAATGTCGCCACTTGAATTTGCAAGTAACGCAATTAAACTTGGACAAGATTTTAATAACTATAATTCTAAATTCTTAAAGCAGGGAGCGCACACATCAGGTGTACTTGAAATGAAAGACCACTTGTCCGACCAAGCGTTTCTGAGATTGAAAAAAGAATTTAATGAACAATACATTGGAATGAAAAACACAGGTAAGCCAATGATCCTAGAAGAAGGCATGGAGTTCAAGCCAATCGGAATGAAGCTATCAGATGCACAGTTCCTTGAATCCCGTAAATTCCAGATAGAAGAAATAGCAAGATATTACAGAGTACCATTGCACATGATACAGTCACTTGACAGGTCAACGAATAACAATATCGAAACACAGAGCCTTGAGTTTGTTAAGTACACCATGCTTCCTTGGATTAAGAGATATGAAGAAGCAGTCACCCAACAACTATTAACAGACAGACAAAGAAAAGATGGATATTTTGTTGAGTTCAAAGTTGATGCAATCTTGAGGGGTGATTATAAATCAAGAACAGAGGGATATAAAAATGGAATCTTATCTGGGTGGATGTCACCAAACGAAGCAAGGAGTCTTGAAAATATGAATCCTGTTGATGGATTGGATATTTATTTCCAGCAATTAAACATGGCGGACATCAACGTTGCCAAGGAGATACAAATGGATAATAATGTAAGTAACGGAGGAAATAACAATGAATAAATTTTGGAGTTTCAAAAACAAGGGTGAAGTTGGAGAACTTTATCTTTACGGTGAAATATCCGATGTGACATGGTGGGGTGATGAAGTAACACCTGCCGCTTTCAAAGAGGAACTTGACGCACTCGGAGAAATTGCATCATTGGATATTTACATCAATTCAGGCGGAGGAGATGTGTTTGCAGGTCAAACTATTAACAACATCCTTAAACGACACAACGCTTACAAGACAGTATACGTTGACGGAATAGCTGCAAGTATAGCATCTGTTATCGCTATGGCAGGAGATAAAATAGTAATGCCTGCTAACTCGATGATGATGATACACAAGGCATGGGCTTTGTGGGCTGGTAATTCAGATGAACTATTGAAAGCTGCTGAAATACTTGAAGGTGTTGATAAAACAATACTGGCAGAATATGTAAATAAGACAGGTAAAGAACCTGATGAGATAATGGAAATGATGAACGCAGAAACATGGATGACAGGAGAAGAAGCGGTTGAAAATGGGTTCGCTGATGAGTTAAGAGAGAGCATGAAGATAGCGGCATCCATTGTTGATAAGACACTGATTGTTAATGATTTAAAGGTCGACATTAGCAATTATAAAAATCTGCCTTTGGAGCAAATAGAAGAGCAACCAAAGCAGACCAACCTAGAAGTATATGAACAAATTATTGATATTCACAGGAGGAGGAATTAATATGGATTTGACAATCAAGAAAAACGAATTGTTGGATAAGCAGGAGGCTCTTCTTACCGTAGCAAAGGGAGAAGATAGAGGACTTAATGTTGATGAACAAACAAAGTTCAACGACTATGATACTGAAATATCCAACATAGAAGCAACCATCGAGATGAACATAAAACTCGATGAGAGAGTAAAGGCAAGAAAAGAAGTTGTCACAGAACCCATCCACGCAGAAGTAATAAGCGACAAACCAAAATGGAAGAACTCAGGGGAGTTTTTGAAATCTGTTGCTAGCGCTTCAAGCGGAGGTACAATCGACAAAAGACTCAGGAACGCAGAAGGTGCAAATGAGGCTGTTGGTTCAGAAGGTGGATTCTTGGTAGGCGACCAATTGTTACCATTATTCTTGGAGAAAATGCACGACTCAGCCGTTGTGGCTGGCAACGCATTTAAAGTTCCTATTGGTCCTAATGCTAATGGCGTTAAGATTAATGGGATAGACGAATCATCAAGGGCTAACGGTTCGAGATGGGGCGGAGTACAGGCTTATTGGGCTTATGAAGCAGGAACGGTCACATCCACCAAACCAGCATTTAAGAAAGAAAGTCTTGACCTAGACAAACTCATGGCAATCTTTTATGCAACAGATGAACTTTTACAGGACAGTGTAGCACTTGGTTCAATCGTTGAAAGAGCTTTCGCAGAAGAGATGGCATTTAAACTTGATGATGCACTTATTAATGGCACAGGCGCAGGACAGCCACAGGGAATCTTGTTATCTGATGCAATGATAGGTGTTGCCAAGGAAACAGACCAAGCCGCTGATTCCATAGTGTTTGAAAACATTGTGAAGATGTGGTCAAGAATGTGGGCTAAATCAAGAAGCAATGCCACATGGTACATAAATCAGGATATAGAACCTCAGTTGTTCGCACTGTCATTGGCAGTAGGCACTGGTGGAGTTCCTGTTTATATGCCAGCAAATGGACTTTCAGGATCACCATATGGCACATTACTCGGCAGACCAGTAGTACCAATCGAGCAATGTCCGACAGTTGGAGATTTGGGAGATATTATCCTAGCCGATATGAGTCAGTATTTACTGATTGAAAAAGGCGGAGTGGATATGCAGGAGAGCGTACACGTTAAGTTTATTTATGACGAAAGCTGTTTCAGATTCGTCTATAGAGTTAATGGTATGCCAATGTGGGATAGTACACTAACACCGTTTAAGGGTTCAAATACCCAATCGCCGTTTGTTGGACTAGCCGCAAGAGCTTAAAGAGAGGTATAAAATATGAAAATTTGTTTACCTGAATATAACAAGATAGTGACTGCATTAGCACCAGTGACCACTAACTCCGCCACAGAAGGCGATTATGTTAGTCTTAGAAATGCTAAAAGGTGCAGCGTTGTAGTTAGTCTTACACAGGCAGCCACACACGCCACCGCAATCACAATCGAACAGGCCACCGTTGTAGCTGGCACAGATTCAAAGGCAATCACCGTTGTTGTTCCTATATGGGCCAATGAAGATGTTGCTACAACTGACACACTCGTTAGGCAGACTGACGCCGTAAGTTACACCGTAGATACAGCCGCTACAAACAAGCTGGTCATATTCCAGATTGACCCGTCAACACTTGACGTTGCAAATGGATTTGACTGCATTAATGTTCAGCTAGCTGCATCAAGCGAAGCCACAAACTTCGTTAGTGCTAACTATTTCCTTGAAGCGAAATATGGAATGGAAACAGGACCGTCAGCAATAGTAGACATTACTACCTAAATTGACTGGGGTGGGTTTCCACCCCTTTAATGGCGGAACTACCGCCTTAATTCTTTGAAAGGAGAAATAGAGTTATGGGAGCAGGAAATACAAACGTAAAATCAAAATGGATTGACGGCAATCTTTGGTTTAAAGACAAATCAGGGAATACATTAATGTATCTTGATGGAGCAAACGGATTGATAGGGTCAGTAGGAATCAACACACCGGGCAAAGTATATTATGTTGAAGCAAATGCAGGAGATGACGACAATGACGGCTTAACCTGGAACACAGCATATAAAACTTTAGTAGTTGCTATGGCAGCAAGTCACGCAAATATTGCAGCAAGTTCAAGTGGGTGGGCCGCAAGAAATAGGATTTACTACAAAGGCGACCCAACAGCCACAGCAGATGCAGAACACTTAACTAAACTTGCACAGAAAACTGACATAATTGGAGTAGGCTCTACCGATTGGAAAGCTAAATCACAACTAATAGGAAATCACGTTATTCCGACAACCAACAGTTACCCAGGGTGCAGATTTATCAATATGATGTTCAAGGGAACAATCGCATCAGGTGGTGACATATTCACAATAACAGACCAACATGGAGTTGAATTTATAGATTGTGAATTTATGGGAGATTCTACCATCGCAGCAACAGCGGCCGTAATAGCAACTGCATGTGTTAGTCTTAAATTCAAAAACTGTGTAACAAAAGGAGCTTATTCTGATGCCGTTATTGAAATTGGAGCAGGACAGGCAGATGATTTTGAAGTTGTTGATTGTTTAATTCAAGGAGCTAACATGGGAATTGACATCAGCGCCTCAGCTACTTTTGTGGCTGGTAAATATGGACTGATTAAAGACAATGTGTTTAGAACAACTTTGGCTTGTATCAATGATGGAGAATCAAAATGCTATGTTGTTGGTAACAGAGGTTCAACAGCAGCAGCATCAGGTGTAGCACTTGCAGGAGCAGTTGTGTGTAATATCGCACTTGCACAAGATAACCGTTTTACCACAAGCAGCGATAACAACATTGAGTACCCAGCTTTGGGTTCAATCACTTAAAGGAGTAAAATATGTTGACCAAACTAATCACAGCAGTAACCACAGAACCGATAACTGTATCTGATGTACTTGCTCAAGTCAGACACAATACTTATGACCTTGCAGATAGTGTTACATTAGTACAGAGCATAGCTCCAGGCGCACATGATGTTGGTTCTGAAACAGGAACTTCCGCTGACTTGCTTGGATATAAATCACTTGTGCTTTTAGAAGCTGGTGATTGTACAAGCGGAACTGTTGATGTTGTGGTACAGGATTCAGATGATGATACCACATACACAACTTGGTCAACATTTACTCAGGTTGATGTTGATAATGACAACACTACTTATGAAAAAGAATACACAGGAAACAAAAGATACGTTAAAGGTGTAGCAACTATTGGAACGGCAAGCTGTGAATTTGCAGTAAGCGTTATGAAGTATGCTATAACCTCAAGCGAAAGCGCATTGATTACTGCGAAGATTCAAGCAGCAAGAGAGTATGGCGAGGACTATGCAAAGCAGGCACTAGCACCTCAGACATGGGAAGTCTATTATGATGATTTCCCAAGTTGCGATTTAATAGAGTGGCCTTATGGTCCGATGACCTCATGCACATCTCTTATATATATTGATTCTGATGGAACGGAAACAACGATGGTAGCCGATACAGATTACATTGTCGACACAGACACATACCCAGGTAGAGTATACCTGCCGTATGCCACACACTGGCCATCATTCACACCCCAACCATATAACGCAGTAATACTAAAAGGAGTTTGCGGATACACAGGAGCAGCACCGTATATCTTACCTCACAACTTCAAGGAAGCCTTATTGGTACACGTTGGGTTAATGTTCCGATATAGGGATGAAGAAATCCCCGAAGGAGCTTTGAACACCGTACACAGGCTTTACAAACTAAGGAGTTACAGATGGCTATAAACGCAGGTAAAATGAACATATCAATTACCTTGCAGTCATCTAGTGGTGGTGTAGATACTTATGGTCAGCCAAACAGAACATGGAACGATGTAGTGACTGTATGGGCTGAAAAGAATAACAGAGGCAGCCGTAAATTCTACCAAGCACAAAAGTTATATGCAGAAACAACTGATGTGTTTACAACTTGGTACACTGCAAAAATAGACACATTGAACCGCATTAAGTTTGGGAATCGTTATTATAACATCTTAGGATATGACAACACAGACGAACGAAACCTTGAACTGGTGCTGATAGCGAAGGAGGAAGTATAAATGGAAATAGAACAAGCATTAATGACTTACCTACTTACGGTGTCAGGTTTAACCACATTGGTCAGTAACAGAATATACGCAGAAGAGATGGATGTAAAAATCAACAATAAAATATCAGACATCTTCCCTGCGGTTATATACTCAAAGATAAGTGATGTGAAAAGCGCAACACTTACAGCACAAATGAAACTTGAGCGACCTTCTTTCCAGTTCTCATCAATAGCACTGAGGAAGTCAGTTGCTCGAGCAATATCAAACCAGATAAGAAATGCACTGGTCGACTATCAGGGAACACTGAGCGGTCTTGTGATCCAAAAGATTGAATTGCAAAACGAAGATTCGCTTAAAGAACAATCAACTGATGGAACTGTGCAAGTTTACACAGAAACTTTAGAGTTTCAAATCAACTTTGAAAGGAGTTAATTATGTCAAACGCTAAACACGCTTTCGGTACTACCTTTTCATGGAATAGCGAGGATGTAGCCGAACTGACTGCCATTAACGGCATTGAATTGTCAGTTGATTCTGTTGAGGTCACAAGCCATGATTCCGCTGATTATTACAAGGAATTTATACCAGGACTTATAGATGCAGGAGATGTTGTTCTCGAAGGAAACTTTGATTACACCGACACAGCCGCACAACATGCCATGATAACCGATGCAAATAGTAGAACATCAAGGACGGGAGTTATTACATTCCCATCCGCCACAGGCTCTACATGGACATTTACAGGATTTGTCACAAGCGTCAAAATAGGGGATGCACCCGTTGACAATGTTGTACCGTTTACGGCAACAGTTAAAGTCACAGGCAAACCTACATTTGCAGTTGCAACATCAGCAGGACTTACTACACCATTCTTCTCAATGAGCGAGAGTGCTGTAATTTCACCTGACCCAGCAGCAGCCGTATATTCCTATGTAGCAACCGTATTGACAGCAGTTACATCTGTAACACTCACACCAACAGCAGCAGCAGGAGTAATTACAGTTGCAGGAAATACCGTAGCCACAGGAGTTGCATCAAGTTCAATAACACTTGGAGCAGCAAACACGAACACCGAAGTACTCGTTGTTATAACAGAAACTAGCAAAGCACCAATTACATATACTGTGCTTGTAGCAAGAGCAGCGACTTAAGATTGACTGGGGTGGGGCGACCCACCCCTTTTTAAAAGGAGGTAAAAATGATACCATTTGTAATTTTACAATTAGACAAGGCTTATAATTTACGGTTTGGAATGAGAACAATGCTTGAACTTAAAAAAGAAGGATTGGACGTTTCAAAGAAATTCGACCCATCAATCGACAATATGCTAAAGGTTTTATGGGTCATGTTAAGAAGAGAAAACTCAGCACTCACTATAGAAATGGTTGCTGATTTAGTTGATGATAATGCGAACAACCTTGAAGAAGTGTTTGCTAAAGTAGCAGAAGCTATGGAGGTGGCACAAGATACGGGGGAGTTAAAAAAGGGGAGAAACAAAAAGAACTAAACTTTGACAGCGAATATAAGTATGCTTTAAAAATGGGAATGAAACCATTGGATTTTTGGGAATTAACATATGCTGAATTTTACCACATGATGAAAGCACACCACGAAAATCTCAAAGAAGAGTTCAAAGATACATTAAGATTGGCATGGTATACAGCGGCATTTACAAGAGCAAAGGACTTACCAAAACTTGAAACTGTATTGGCAGATGTATCAGACAAGAAAAAGCAAACCTCAGAAGAGATGATGGCAATGGCAAAAATGTTAAACGCAACACATGGAGGCATAGAGGTTAAGACATGATAAAGATTGATATTATAGGCGAAAAAGAACTAAAAGCGGCAGTACAAAGACTACCGCTTGAAATGCTTGGAGATATAAAAGACGGGTCTGACTATGTGGCTGAGGCTGTTGTGTTGCCTAATATTAGAAAGCATCTTAGAAAATATCACAAGTATTCGCAGACAGGTGAACTAAGCAGAAGCCTATATATTAAAAAAAGAAAAATAAACACATATAAGTCAAACTTAGGGAAAGCTACTAAGTACAATGCGATAGTTGCATTTAAAAGAGATGGAGCTTCTATTGTTCCACTTGAATTAGGGCATAAACTTGTAATAAAGGGTAAAACTGTAAAGATGATAAAAGAACATCCATTCATGCGACCAGGAGCAGATGATAGCCAAGCCACAGTAAACAGGGTAATAATCGGAGCGATACAGAAAACAATAGCAAGAATGGGAGGTCTTAAATGAGTAGTACAATTAGAAGCCTCGTAGTAAGAGTTGGGGCTGACCTTTCTAGATTTAACAAGTCAATGAATAAGATGTACAGAACCATGAGCAAGGCAGGGCGAAAGTTCACAGCCGTTGGTAGTACATTAACTAGGGGATTGACATTACCATTATTAGCAGTCGGAGCAGCCGCATTTAAAATGGGTAAAGACTTTGAAGCCGCCACAGCAAAGATTGTAGGCTTGGTTGGTGTTGCTCGTGAACAGGTTAACGCCTGGTCAAAAGATATGCTTGAGATGGCACCAGACCTTGCGACTGCACCAAACGAACTTGCAGAAGGTTTATTCTTTGTAACTTCCGCAGGTCAACGTGGAGCTGAGGCAATGATGACACTTGAACTTTCAGCTAAAGCCGCTGCTGCTGGACTTGGAAGCGTTAAAACTGTAGCTGATGTTGTAACCTCGGCGATGAACGCATATGCCGATTCTGAACTAGACGCAGCCACAGCCACAGACATTCTAACCGCAGGCGTTAGAGAAGGTAAACTTGAAGCTGAAAGCCTTGCTCCTGTTATTGGTAATTTACTTCCAGTAGCATCTGCAATGGGAATAGAATTTGACCAAGTTGTCGGAACTCTAGCAGCCATGTCAAGGACTGGTTCTGAGGCAGCATCTTCGGCAACTTCATTACAACAGATAATGATGACACTATTGAAACCAACAAACGAAGCATCAAATAAACTCAAAGAAGCTGGGCTGTCAATGTCAATGCTAAGAGATATGGCGGCAGGTCCAAACGGCTTACTTGATGTTATGAGATTGCTCGACAAAACATTTGCAGATGATGAAGAAGCACTCGGTGAAATCATACCAAACGTAAGAGCTTTCAGAGGTGCTATGAATTTACTAGCACAGGATTCTGCAACCGTTGATTCCATAATGAATAATGTTACAAACTCAGCAGGTATTCTAAGTAAAGCTTTTTTGGAAACAACAGAAACAACAGGTTTCAAATTTGACCAAGCTATTGTAGCCGCAAAAGTTTCATTGGATACATTATGGGGAACAATCAAAGATGATATCATCCCGATCATAGATAAAGCCGCTGAATGGTTTGGCAAAATAACCGACAAACTAAACGCTATGACAGATGCACAAAAAGATAGTATGTTAAAGTGGGCTAAGTTTGCATTAATTATTGGTCCTGTGCTTTTATTATTCGGCAAACTATTGACAATAATACCTATGTTAGGCACAGCCTTTGCGGCACTAATGGGTCCAGTAGGATTGGTTGCACTAGCTTTTGCTGGTATAGCCATTGGTGTTATAGCATGGCAGAAGAAATATAATGATGCCGTTGCTGATATAGAAGCGAACGCTAAGAAATCTATCGCATTAGTTGAAGAAGAACGTGATGCTCGAATCATAGCATATAGAGAAGCACTAGATGAAAAACGTGCAGCACTTGATGAAGAATCACGCCTAGTCGAAGAGAACTATGATGAGGCAATTAGTGAACTTGAAGATTATCAAAGACAATCATTGTCTACTGAGAGAACAAGACTTCAAGCATTAATATCAGCTAACGATAGAGCCTATGACAATATTATCCAAAACATCAGAGAAGAGTATGGTGTGTTTGAAAGTTCCACAAAATCAAAAATGGACATTGCCGATACTTATTATGATGATTTAGTTGACAAGGCTGGAACTTCTTATCAGACTATTCGAGATGAAATTAATAAAACACTCAAGGCAGATATTGCAACGGTCGATGCTGAAACACAAACAGAAGTTGATAAGGTTCAGACAAAGATTGATTTATTAAATACTGAAACCGAAGAAGAAAAGAAAGCCGCAAAGGAAACAGCAAACGCAACACGAATTTCAGAACTTGAAAAGGAATCTGCTTTTGGTAGGTCACATCAAATAAGGAAAAACGCAGCCGCAGAACTCGTAAGTTTCTTAGAAGCTATTGAACAAGAGAAAAATGAAACGATTAGGAATGACCAGATAGCCGCATACGAACAAGAGATAACCGACCTTAAAGATGCAGGCGTTACAAAGGCAGAAGAACTAACGGCTCAAGCTGCAACAGATAAAGAAACAGCCGGAACAAACCTAGCCACAAAAATAGTTAACATTAATAAAGAAAAAGATGCAGCCATACAAGCTATTGATGACGAGCGCAAAGAACTTGAAAAGGCAGAACTATTAAAGCACGGATCAAGAAAAAAATTCCACTTGAAGAATTTATGGTTGTTGGATAATGGCTTTAGTGAATTTGTTGGCAATCTTGAAACTGAACTAACTGAACTTAAAAGAATTGAAGAAGAAAAGTACAACACAAGAAAAGAATGGCTTGATAAATCTGAGGTAGCTCTTACAACTTACGAAGAAGTACAAGCTGGAATAAATGAAGAAAACCGCAGAGATGCTGAACAGGCTATTTTGGAAATCCAACAGCAAGCCGTAGTTGAAAAAGAAGCAATCGACATTCCGACACCTGGCGTAAAAGGTGCTGTTATAGATTTTGCCAATGATGAAATTAACTCAATAGATTGGTTTAAGCCTTTTAGGGAACTGGGTGAAATACTTGGTTTTGAAAAAGGTGGAACTGTTCCAGGTGCAATCGGAGAACCAATGCTTGCCGTTGTTCATGGTGGTGAAGAAATCACACCTGCTGGCGGTAATGGTGGAGCAATAGAAATCAATGCAACTTATTATGTAGCAGACAAAGCAACTGCTGAATATGCAAATAATGACCTTGTAAGAAGATTTCAACAGAGGGGAATAGGGGGAAGTTTCCTATGATATATGGCACAACAACATTGAATGTTTTAGCAGGATCACTAGCAACCACCAAGACTGTTAAAAAAGTAATCAGAAGTTATATAAATAGTGATAGCGCAGATGAGGAATATTTAGGGCGAGAACCTACAAAGTTCACTTGCACATTAATAGCTGAGTCGGATTCTGCAAGGGTACTCATTGAATCACTCTTGCAAAGCAATACTAATCTAACACTTTATTTTGATAACCATTATTATAAAAATGTAGTTGGTGGAGCAAGTACAACTTTGAAACCGGCAACAGGTGATGAAACAAATTGGTTTATTGCCGCTGAATTTACAGCACTTGACCCTGTACCTTATGATAGCACAACAGATGAAAGGCTTTATTAATGGCTGACATTTATCGTTATGGGAAATATTCCATAGCCGTTGAGAATACAAACTTTAGAAATGCTGACCCATCATTTTCAGTAGTTGCTACTGGCTACCCCGGATTCATTACAGGATACGCAGGATACGCTTTTAATTCGACTGCCGGGTTCTATGGTACAGGTTCATGGGAAGGTAAACCCACCCCATTTGTCGGTGTTGAAATAAGATTTAGAATAGAAGATAATGGTGGAAGAGTTAAGGCTTATTATAACTATACCACCAACACTTATGATACTTATAAAAAAGAATGTGATTACGACACAGCTAATGTTAAAGGAACATTTGACGAATATGTATATGCCATTGACGGAGCTTATCCCGATGATGGCGAGAGTGGTTCATATTGGTATGTAAAAGGTGCTGTGTGGATTACAGACCCAACAGGCACGACAACCTCACCTGCCGAAGACATTGCACATAGTTCGGCCACATTAAAGGGTGCTGTTACAGATGCAGGTACAACTGATTCAGATTTCTACCCAACTGTATATTTTGAGTATGGCGAAACCGTCACAGATAATGAGGTTGAAGTTTCAACTGGTGGTGTAGATGATTATGAGAAAGCCATAACAGGACTTACACCCAACACCGCTTATGACTTTAGAATTAAGATAGTTAATGATGCAGCAACGGCTTATGGTGCAACCGAAAGTTTCAGTACAACAGAGCAACCATTAGCAATGCCTACCGTTACATCACCTACAAGCGGAACTAACACAACAGACACTACCCCGACATTTGATTTCACATTAACAGATACCCCTTTAAATACTGCCGTAAAATATGAAGCAAGAGTTAGAATTTCTACCTTAGTTGGAATGGCAAGTATTGTATATACATATGAAAGTAAAGAGGCTTCGGGAACTTGGGAATATTTAGTCGGTGCGGTATGGACTGCGTGGCCTGCCGGTGGTGTTGACCCCGACACAAGAGTTCGAGTAACAATAGCAGACACATTAGAATACAGACAACAGTATTATTGGGATTGTACTTCATACGACCAAAGCGATTATGGATTTGATTTGTCACCAGCTTACCCACTTCAAGTAATTATAAACATTGATGGGTTATTTGGTTTAACTATTGGCGGAAATTCATATGATGTATTTGATTTAATTGTAACCGAAACTTCAAATGGCGAAATAGGAACTATTAACTTCTCGATGAATAACTTGGGCGGTATTAATTATTCAGCCATTGATTATGGTGATACTGTTATACTTGGCATAAATGATTCAGCAGGAAACACAGAAGAGTTTGAGGGGCGGATTAAATCGAAAGTTCCTAGCGGTGGAATAATGAGCATGGAAGCAACATTGGGAGATGGTGTTCTCGGTGAAAGACTTGTAAAAGAAGATTACGATATAGCAGATATAACTCATATGTGGTCAACGAGTGCAAAGAATGTAACGACCATTTCATTAGCGGGTTCTGGTGTAGTTGAGAATGACATTGTTGTGGTTTGTGGTTCGGGCGATAATGTAACACCTTCAACGCCTACGGGATATACTATAATAGCAAGCGGAGTTTCTGGTGTTGGTGGAGTCTACTATAACATATCATACAAAAGAATGGGTTCAACACCCGATAGTTCAGTTGATGGATTAGAAGCTGCTGATAACCGACCATATACTGTATCAGCATTTAAAGGTGTCGATATTGCAACGGCTCTTGATGTTACCGTAACAACAGATTCAGATTCAAGTGGTATGCCGAACTGTCCATCAATCACCCCTACCAGCATAAGCTGTATGATTTTAGCGGCTGGATTTCTTGATGATGATGAAGTGGCTGCCACCGTAACAGCTCCCGCAAATTTCACTTTATCACAGGCATATGATGGAACTGCAACAACTGTAATGATAGCTTATTATTTGAATGATGGAGTTGCAACCGCTGTTGATCCTGCCGTCTTTGGTGGCGGTGGCGATGATGTGTGGGTTGGTGTAACTGTAGCTCTAAGACCATACAAATATGATGTCGGAATAATCCTTGATGATGTTGTCGACACCTACTGTTCGCCATTAACATCAACTGGAGTAGATACAGCCACAGGATTTAGTGCTGATATAATTTCAGACAACTCAACACCGTTAAGTGTGTTTGAAGAACTTAGAAGAAGATATGGATTTTACTACTTTGTAGATTCTGACTGGGATGTGCAAGTATACAAGAGTGACGTAATAGACGTTGCTGATACCAAAATAACATATGGAGGGTAAATTATGTTAAATGCAGCCAACAATGCCGAAACAACTTTAGCGGCAACAATCACAGCAATAGCCACAGAATTAACAGTTACAAGTGCAAGTGGGTTTCCAAGTGCGCCATTTCTAATCTCGATTGATAATGAAATATTAAAGGTAACTGTTGTGGCAACCAACACTTTCACCGTTACAAGAGAACAGGAAAGCACAACAGGTGCAATCCACACAATAGGGGTTGCGGTTGAGAACAGATTTACAGCAGGAATGTATAATGATGTAGCCATATCAGCAAAGGTTTCTGTTTCCGCTGATGGGAGCGGTGAATACTCAACAATACAAGCAGCACTCACAGACAATGTAACCGTTGGTTTATTGGTGTTAGTTTATCCCGGCACTTATACAGATGATACAATAACCTTTACGGCTAACAGTCAAGAAGTTAGGGGCATGGGTATTAGTCCATCGGGTGTTAATGTAACCACAGCCAGTTCTAATATTGTTAATTACGCAGCTTTTACAGGGTGTCGAATCAACAGAATAAAAATGCAAGTAACAGCAGGCACAACATTAGTACACACCGTTACAGGTTCAACGGGCAGTTGTAACCTAGTTAAGTGTCATACAAAAATGGTAACAACTTATGCAACGGCAGGTACACAACCAGCTTGTTTAAATTCAAGTGGAACTGGAACAATAAAGGTTGTAGAAGGAACGGTAGAATATGAACACAGTGGCAGTAATGCCGCAGTAGCAAAAGCATTATTAAATTGTGAAGCGAATAATTGTACTGCTATATTTGACCAAGTTAATATTGATATTAATTGTTCAAACGACTCTCTTGTAAGTGGTATATCTTTTGGAACTGGTGCAACTACGGTATCAGTAAACAGGTGTGAAATTGATATTGAAGATGACGGCACAGCGATTGTTGTTGGACTTTATGTAGCCGGTGCTGTTGCTGGAGAGTTTTTATATAATACAGTTCACGTTACAGGCACAGGTGTTTTAGCTGCTGGTATGTATATCAACGCAGCCGGGGCAGCAATCAGAAGTATGTATAATCATGTTCATGTGTCGGGTGCTACGACTAACAACTCTTTCTTCCTTAACGATTATGCCTCGACATTAACATCTCAGTTTGATGACCTTATAGCAGTTGATGGAATAAACAATCTTGGTCTTGCAACAAGGGTTGTACAGGTAAATTCTGAAGCTGATGGTGCTATTTCAGTCAGTGGAGATTTAGTATTAAAGACAACACAGACACCCGCAACGGCAGGAGCAACAGGAACAAAAGGAACAATAGCTTGGGATGCAGACTATATGTATGTATGTATTGCCACAGACACATGGGAGCGAGTAGCCATAGCAACCTGGGCGACATAAGGGGCTTATATGTTATTTAATACCAGACAATTTAATGAAGGAACATTTAACTCGTTTGATTACACTGAATTAATGTGGGTTGATAAACCTATTGTAAAAACACAAGGGCCTTTGGCAACGCACGTTACTGTCAAAAGTGACACAGATGAGTACACCGCCAACAACACACCCGAACCTGCCGTTGGTATACGCATTGAAAGAATCGTTGAGATTGACACAGGCGATGTTGCGGTTTGCCAGACAGTAGCCGAACAGTTACTTGCAAGATGGTCGGTTAATCAGGTGTCAGTAACGGGAATAATAGCTTTAAACGTTACCCTTGATTTTAAAAAGAAACTAAGAATTGTATTGGCGTGGGCGGGCATTGATGAAGATATGATACTACTAAAGAAAGTTCACTATATCCAAAAAAATCAGGTAGTAACCGAGATTACTTGTGGAGATTTTATCTTGGGCGAAGATGAACTTTTAACTAGGATATTGGCAACGTTGTAAAAGGTTTGAAAAGTGATACTATTTAAGTAAATAACAGCAGGGAGAAGACATATGACGCAAGGGGAACAGTTAGCAATCTATGAAAAGATTGAAGAAGTAAAGGATAACCTAAGAGATAAAATTGATGAGAAGTTTGACGATGTGCGAGAAGATATATCAGAACTAAAAGAGTATGTACATAAAAATAACAACATCAAAAAACTTGTGGAAAAACATGATGAGAGTATAGACAAATGTACCTCATTGCTCGAAGCTCATTTGGTTGTGTGTACTGTCAGGGCAGATGATAAGAAAGGGAGGTTTAGCAAACGAGCAACATCAATAGCGTTGTGTTTAACATTTATTGGTTTGGTTGTTTCGATTGCTATTAACGTATTTTGAAAAAGACAAAGGTCGTGGCGTTCTATGAAGTTACTTTTACTAAGGTTATAATGATGATTGTTACAATCGTGTTTATGGCTTTTTGTGGTAAGCAGTTTTTCTCTAACGAACTACTCCCAGAGTTTGAATCTTGGGTTAAAATCTTCCTAGGCTCATGGACTGTATATGGTGGCAAATCGGGTTATGAAAACTACCAAAGAAACAGAACATATAATTATGATAGCAATTATGGAAGCGGGTTGCCGTTATGAGATTAGCAATCGATGCAGGTCACTCATGGATCACAGCAGGAAAAAGAACACCCAAGTTCTCAGATGGAACATTCATGCACGAGTTTGATTTCAATTCAGCCGTTGCTAATATGGTTGTGGAAAATCTAAAGCATTGTTGCGAGATAGTATTAACCTATGATGAGAGTGGTCAAACAGATTACACATATTACAGCAGAGTGCAAAAAGCCAACACCGTTAAAGCAGATTTATTCGTATCAATTCACGCCAATGCAATCGGTGATGGTGTGAGTTTCAATTCTTCATATGGGATATTGTTTTTAGCAGACGAAAGAAGAACAGACCATGTGGACTTCGCTCGGACTATCATAGGGGAAATGGCGAAAGTATACCCAAGGAAAAGAGTATTAAATTGGATACCAGGAAGCACCGGTCAAAGCCTATGCAAATATTCTGATATGCCAACCGCAATAATTGAGTGTGGATTCATGACCAACCTGCAAGACGCTGAACTTTTACTCGATATAGATTACAGGAAGAATTGTGCCGATGCAATATCAAACGGCATTTTAATATATGCAAAACAAAAGGGGTTGATAAAAATGGATGAAGGATTAATAAGACAAGCAGAGGAAGCTATTGAAATATTGGCATTGAGGGGATTTATTAAAGACCCGGAAGTGTGGAAGAACAGTGACCTATCACAACCAATGCCAGTAGCACATACCATGATTATCTTGAGCAGAATAGTTCAGGATTATGGTGGCATGATTGATGATTTTGATAAGAGGAGGTATTAAAATGAATGGAATTATAATGTTACCAAACGAACTAGGAGCAGCGTTGCTTATACTGTTGGGGGCAATAGTCCTTGATGCAATATTCGCAATCCTGATTCACGTTAAACTTGGAGATTTTGAATGGAGGAAAACCACACAATTTTTGATTACTGGTGTCTTACCGTATGTCGGTGGGATTGGCGCACTTGCTGTATTGGCATGGCTCGTAGGTGCATTTTTCATCGAGGTATTCTTTGCACTCGGTGCGATTGTTGCCTTGAAATATAGTGCTGAAATCATCAGTAAAATTAAACAGTTGTTTGGCTTACTGAAAAAATGAACAAAATATATATAGTAAATGAAAAAGAATACTTGGTGTGGTTCGACTCAATAAGAGGTGTAATGTTTGCCACCCCGAAACATGGTGATGCAGATATTAAAATCATACGCAAGTCAGATACCAAAGATACACGTTACGTTGAGAGAGCGATACGCAAGACCTATCTGTGAGCCGTACAACCCCATTTTGACGGCTTTATACTAAAAGCTAACCACCTATTCATTTTTACCCCTACCCGCCTCTAAGAGGCACTGGACAGGCTAACCACCTGTCCTTTCTTCTATTCCATTAAATGACTATAAATATATATAAATCGCTTGACATAACTATTTAATAGGTATAGAATGAGTTATAAGCAAATTAAAGGAGAAAGAAAATGAAAAACGCACCTTGTATGAATTGTCAAAAAAGGGTTTTAGGTTGTCAGGTTGTCGGTGATGACGGTTGCTTTGAATACACTGAATACCGCAAAGAAATTGATGCTATGAACAACAAGGTTAGAATGTCACATCTTTGCACCAATGCACAGAAATCAAAGTTGACTTCAAGACCGAAGAACAGAAGGGAGTATAGTTCATGTTTTGGGATTTGGGCGTAAAAAAAATAGTAGGTTATGTGGTGGCTTGTTCGCTATTCCTATTGGGTGTGTGGACATATATGTATTTATTAGCCTTGTTATTAAAGGCATTGAAAGGAGGTTAATGTGGAATATTTAAACTACAAAGGGATTGCAAAAGTTCTCGGAGTGAGTGTTCAGACTTGCTATGGCTTGGTCAAAGATGGGATGCCAGTTGCATTTAGGATCAAGAACTCACCGAGATTTGAACAGGACAAATGTATAGAATGGTTTAAGGAGAGAAGCGATGAGAACTTCTAAAGGAAAGGTGAATCATGAAAATATTACCAGGTGAAATATGGTACATAGCAAAAGAAACCTTAACGGGAAGAGAATATTACCTGAGTAAAGACTGCTATGAAAACGGTGTAGGTGTCAAAGAAGAATTTGAAATTATAGCAACTGTGAATGACGACCCCAGAGTACAACATGAGTTCTTTATGTATGGACACGCCGAGATAAATTAGAAAGGATAGGTGAATAGTATGAATAACGCAATAGATAAGATTCAAAAAGATTTAGACAGGTTAATGAAGTATCAAGAACAAATCGGTGCAGGTTGTATTGAATTTGGCGGAGTGTGGAAAGAAATACACGCATTGAAAAGATGCTTGAACTGGTTAGGAGAGGAGTAAGGTATGTATAAAGTAGGAGATAAGGCATTTATGGAAGTTGATATAGTTCTTGATGGTGATGAAAAAAGTTATTGTTTCCCTAATACCAAAAGTAAAGTATACGAATGTAGAGTAAAAGGATTAACGCATGAAGATAATAAACTTATGTATTTTTCAGAAAAACAACTAGTTTCATCGCCAATAGCCAAGATACGGGCGAGGCTTAACGAATATCAATTTGTTAAATATGAAACAGGGAACAAAACAAGTTTTGACAACCTACAAAGAAGAATTGAAGAACTTGAATGGGTGATGTCACTATTCGGAGAGGAGTAAGGTATGATACACGCTTTAAAAATAGCACCACAGTTTTTCATGGAAGTAGCTATTGGAGCTAAAACCTTTGAAGTGAGAAAAGATGATAGAGGCGGTTTCAACCCAAATGATATTTTAATATTAGCAGAGTGGAATGGCGAGGGAGAAACAGGCAGATATTTAAAGGCGAGAGTAACATATGTTTTAAATGGTGGTGATTATGGGATAGACAAAGACTATTGTGTTATGAGTATTAAAAAAGTTGGAGAGGAGTAAGGTATGAAGGTATTAAAAGTATGCAACATAGGCGGTTGCTCCATGCAAGGCAAGTCAGGTGGCTGTATCGGTTGCTCAGAACTTGTAACACCCGAAGTGTGGTTACTCAACAAACTGAAAGCCGAACGTGGTATCAGGGAACTTGGCTCAAAAAGATTAGGCGGCAAAACATGGAGCGATAAATTGAGGGGTAGGGCATTGGTGATCGGGTCTGAACATTATTTTGAGTTCACTGAAATCTGGGAAGTGTTCAATGCCGTAATAGATGAAGCACTGGATATATCGGGTAAGATTTCCAAGAAGGATTACTCAGGAGCAAGAGCAAAACTACACGATATAATTCACGAATTGGAGGGATAGAAATGATTAAAAAAGTAATAATAGATTCAGAAACAAGACGGCTTGAAAAGATGTTCGGCGAGGGCAATGTGTTGGTTGCGGATTACTCAAGAGTACCCACTATTTATTTAGTAACAATAATAGTTGGTGGGGTTACATTTGAGGGTCAAGGAAATTTTGAAGATGCTGACGCTGGAGAACTAAGGGTCTATGCTCTTAACATTGGTCATGAAAATTGTTTGAAAAAACTCTATGATAAATTGGAGGGGCAGAATGGATAATTTAGAAACCTATAACAAATTAAAAGAAGTGCCAAGTGAGGCAAAGAAAGAAATCACTGGTGGCAGACTTAACGGCATGACCGCAATCGAGCCAATGTGGAGAATCAAAAAACTCACAGAAGAGTTCGGTGTTTGTGGCATCGGGTGGAAAACCGAAATAGTAAAAAAGGAAATCACAGAGGGTGCAGACGGTCAGATGATGGCAACCGTTGACATTAAACTTTACATCAAGGTGGATGGTGAATGGTCAGATGCAATACCTGGCACTGGTGGCTCAATGTTTGTGGTGAATGAAAAGAAAGGGCCGTATGTTTCTGATGAGTGTTTCAAGATGGCATATACAGATGCAATCTCGGTGGCTTCAAAATCAATTGGTTTGGCTGCTGATGTGTACTTCGGTAATGACCCCACCAATAAATACAGCAAAGGTAAGATGACATTAAACGACCATGACATATATGCAATCCAAAAAAGGATGCAGGAAAAGTACACCAAGGCAATTCAAATCATGGGAAGTTCCGCTCTTGTTGCTGATAAGATAGGGGAAACAGAAAAAGCAATCAACAAAATGTTGACCGACTACTTTAAGAATCTTGCCTTGCTTGAAAAAAGGATTGATGAGATATGATTAAGAACCAAGACAGGTCAAAGTGGTTCGGTGCATCTGACACATCAATGCTCTTTGCCAATCCCGACACACCGACATTCAGGGCATGGTGGGGAACTAAACTCGGAGCAGTCAAGAACAACTACTCAAACATTTATATGACAACAGGTAACGCTTTAGAACACAAAATCATTGATGCACTTGACTTATTCTTTGCAGGAATCCAAAAGGGCAGACACCCATATTATCGTGCAAAGTATCGGCTTCGGGTAAACATAGATGGCAAGTGGAATAAATCTGTGGTGGAAGTCAAGACCACAAGCAAGGTTATTAAAAAGATAACACCATCACACTGGCGACAATGCCAGGCTGAAATGTTCGGGCTGAGATATAAAACATCAAGGGTAGTCTACTACCGATTGCTCGAAGAAGATTATGAAAACTACTTCAATGTGGTTGACCTTGGGCGGATAAAGATATTCAAAATTGATCGTGACGATGAGTGGATTCAAACAGAGTACCTGCCAAGATTAAGATATGTGGCTAAGTGTTTGCGAAATAGAACATACCCATATAAACTTAATGAATTGGCAGAGTTGAAAGGGGTATGAAATGATAAAACACAATCTCAAAAAGACAATCGAAACATTCAGCCTAAAATCATATCAGGTTGCAGATTTAATTTACTGTCATGCGAACACCGCTTCAAAGAAAATGCGTACAGGGTTTACGGCTGATGAATTGTTGTTTGTGAGAAAACGGTTGCAGGAATGTATTGATGATATTAATAGGGAGCTGGGCTTATGAAAAAGCACAAAATGAACTACAAAGGATATTTTGACGGTCAATGCGTAGAGTGTACGGCTTGTACAACAGTATGTATGCACCATTTAGTTCATGGTCAGAACCGCAAGAAGTGGAGCGACAAGTATGACCTAGTAAGACCAATGTGCATGAAGTGTCATGGATTCTTGCATGGTAAAGACGGGCATGAAATAGACTTGAAATACAAAGTAATCGCACAGATACAGTTTGAAAAAGAACACCCTGAACTGAGTTTCCTTGAGGTGTTCGGGAGATTATATTTATGAAAATATTTTTAATATGTCCAGTAAGAAACGCAACAAAGGATCAGTTAAAATCCTTAGATGCTTATATATCTTTAATAGAAATGAGGGGAGATAAGATTTATTATCCCACCAGAGATAATATATTTGAAAAATCTGACACTATCGGATATGTCATTTGTGACACAAACAAAAAGGCAATGGCTGATGCTGACGTAGTGCATATTTTCTTTGATCCTAAAAGCAAGGGAAGTTTATTTGACTTAGGTATGGCATTTGCTTTAAACAAAAAGATATTTATAGCAAACATTGTTGAACTAACTGAACACAAATCATTTTCAAATATGGTTAGAGCATGGAGTTTAAAATGCGAATAGGTTTAATAGATGTAGACGGTCACAACTTCCCAAACTTGCCACTGATGAAACTATCTGCATGGCATAAACAGAACGGCGATAATGTTGATTGGTGTGTGCCGTTATTGAAGTATGACAAAGTTTATGTTTCTAAAGTGTTTGACTTCACACCTGACTTTGACACAGCGGTCAACACAAAAGAACTGATCCGAGGTGGCACAGGTTATGACTTGAAGAATGTATTACCTGATGAAGTTGAAACAATGTTCCCTGACTACAACTTGTATCCGCAATATCAAGGTAAGGCATATGGATTTTTAACAAGAGGTTGTCCGAACAACTGTCCATTTTGTATTGTGACACCAAAGGAGGGTAGATTAGTTCATAAGGTTGCCGACATAACAGATTTTTGGAGTGGTCAAAAAGAAATTATATTACTTGATGCAAACATGACGGCATACAAAAACACACTTGAACTGTGTGATCAGTTGATAGAAACCAAAGCACTAATCACATTCAGTCAGGGATTAGATATGCGATTTATGACAGAAGATTTCGCACACAAGATACAACAAATGAAAATTAAAATGTTGCACTTCGCATGGGATTTGCCAAAGTTTGAAAAGATTATTGTTGAAAACTTACAAACGTTTCGCAAATATTGGGATCTCAACGAAAGAAACCTAAGGGTTTATGTCCTAACAAACTACAACACCGACCTCAAGTATGACTTGTATAGGATATATAAACTCAAAGAACTTGGCTATGACCCATATGTAATGATATTCAATAAGCAAACAGCACCAAGGATTACAAGGAAGTTACAGCGTTGGGTTAATAACAAATTCATATTCAGAACTTGTGATAAATTTGAAGATTACAGAGGAGGTAAAAAATGAAACTATACGCCACGATCAAATCATTCACACAACATGGTAATAGGTCGACACTATCATTTGATGTCAGTACCTATCAGTCAGCACCAGTTTACTCAGAACTAAAGGATTGTGAGGTGACCATTGAAATCAAAAAGAAAAGGAAGCACAGAAGCCTTGACGCAAATTCATATTGCTGGATTCTTCTGCATAAGTTCGGTGAGAAGTTGGGATTGCCAAAAGAAGAAGTTTACCGCCAACTTATATCAGACGTTGGGAGTTTCGAGATTGTTCCAGTCAAAGAGGTGGCAGTTGAAAAATTCTGCAATGCCTGGACAACTCATGGCTTGGGGTGGTTGACTGAAACAGAGCCAAGCAAACTAGACGGCTTCATAAATGTGCTATGTTACTACGGCTCATCAAGCTACAACACAAAGGAAATGAGCAGGTTGATTGAAGCGATTGTGCATGAGTGCAAATTGCAGGAAATCGAAACCATGACACCGCAGGAAATAGCGGTGATGATAGGAGGAGAAAATGACTAACATAACATTTGACGACATAATAACACAGGTCAAGAAATCGGTGAAAAAGTACAGGCAAGTCACCCAGCACCTAC